ACGGAATTGATTACGTAAAGGTTGCTTACGATATGTTCTACTCATAGTGTATACAGTAGAATAGGTAGTGACAGGATTCAGATGGATTGGGAGAATCAGTACTCCAAGATTCAGTATTAGTTAGTGGAGGTTTGTGTCTTTGGAGTTAGTACTTACAGAATGTCCTTCCCCAGGGACATTAATAAAGAGGAAGATGTGTCTTGTTAAAGACATGTCTTCCTCCATTCACGGAGGCTGATCCACCCTTCAGCTTCCGCTTAACGGGTGGGATCTCGGAATCACTTCCAGCGCAATAGATCTCAGCAGTAGACAATATTATAACTGTCACACATTAAACCCACGTAGGAATAGAGCTTTTTGTCTTACCTCTAGCCTTGCGTCTTTGGTCTAAATTCATACCCATAACGAGGTGGTTTGTAGCAGCTACTGGGTCATCAATAAAGGTCTCTAGGATGTCATTCCACTCCTCTTGCTTACGCATTTTAACAGCTTCATAAGCAGAGATACCCATAGCATCGATGAAGTATTTAACACCTTGTGCTAGTGAGTCTAATCTGTCGTCGTGTTTAACGGCACCTTTCTCTCGACACATCCTAGACATTTGGTAGAAGAGCATATACAGTAGTCTCTCTTCGGGTGCTGCGTCTTTATTGGAGTTATAGTCCCACTCTACCACCGACCTATCCACGATTAACCTATGCTGGTTCATCACGGGTTCTAGGGTATCAATGATACGGTCTTCTTTACGGACATTAGCACGTACCTCTTCTACGTCTATTGCTTGTTTAGTTTGTTGGAGGTGCTTCTTAAACAACTCTGCGACGATACCATCACCGAAGTTTGTTTCGACAACAAGTTTGGTAACGTTATAACGCTTACACCCACGAAGGATGTCAAGAAGTGTGTTATCGCTATAACCGTCGCGATACGCTCGTACTTCGTGAACGTAGAGAAAGCCATTCTTTTGTGAGATGTATGTTGCTGCTGTTTCATCAGTGCCCCTACCACTAGGGTCTACTGAGCAGATTGTTTCGGTGTAGTTACTCCAGTCTCCTTGGAGTTGCATCGGGGAATAGAAGTAGTCGCGCGGCAACCCGACTGTTGGTAGATCCTTGATAATGTTTCTTGGATCTGAGCACCAAACCACAGCATCAGGTGCCTGTGTTGGGTTAACTGAGGTAATTATAAGATCCTCAAATTTAAGAGGAAACTTTTCAGCATCAGATAGTGCGGTATCGAGTTGAAACTGAAGAGCAAAGTTGGATCTACCCATTGATGCTTCGCGTTCCAACAAATCCTCATCACTAAATCGATCCGGATCAGTAGGGCTACCAGGTAGAGCACCAGCTTCTAGATCTTCTACAATTTGAGTGGCCAATAAGCCTTCGTATTGTTCAATTTTTTCTTTTGTCGGATACCTAGCCGGCCATACAAACGGTCTGTAGTTACGTTCAGCTAATGTTCGATAAATAGTAAAAGTTGTCTGAGGAGTTCCAAGGTATAGAATACGAGAATCAGTCTTTGGAGTTAAGATAGATTCTGCTTCCGTGCAAAGCTGCAAAAGCTTTTCTCTCATCATTTCAGTGAGACTATTATTTGGAACTTCAACGTCATCAAGAATCATCAAATCAGCTCGGCTACCAGTTAACTGACCTCCAATGCCAACTGATTTTACAGAGGGAGCTTGGTGTGGAGAGCAGTTAATATCAAAGCTGATTCTAGACCATCTGGCGTTATCATCTTTAGGTTGAAGGTGGTTTAGCCATGGTGTCTCGATAATTAGTTTTTGAAGAAAGATTGACATGTTGTCCGCCCTTTCTTTTGAAGCCGATATGATCATCACCTTACGTTCCTGATCATTGAACAACGTCCAGAGAACAAAGGCGCCTGTAATCCAGCTTTTACCAACACCACGAAAGGCGCTAACCATTAATCGCTTAGGTCCATATTGCAAATAATCCGCAATAGCGTACTGCGCTCTAGTAGGTGAGGGTAGGTCTAGTTGTGACCACAGTGCTTGGAGGAATACTTTGAAGTCACTTCTAAGCAAGCTGAGAGTATCATTTTCAGTTCCTCTATTGTTGAATCGTTCTTGATTCTGTTCATCCGATAGCTGATTAGCCATACGTTGTCTTCTGTGTAACCTTTAGTAGAATCGATACGGTCTAATGATGGGGAGTTCTCCTGTGGTTTCCCGTGTCCACGTTCCCAAAGGAGAGACACACCACTGATTGGGCAAGTGTCTGCATAAAGCGAGTAAAGAAACTCAATAGAAATAGTATGCTCTACACCCTTCTTCTTAGCTCTCTTGCGAGAGTCCCATAACATATTCTGAAGGATAGCCTTAACAGCATCAGAGCTGTTCAACTTTTTTCGGCAACGCTGAGTGGCCTCTCGCTGCTTTTCTGCAGCGTGATTGGGTGAATATGGCATTATGTATCTAAGTGGATAAATAGACCCCACACAGAGGCTTCTGGAGGGGTCTGGTGGGCAATTAAATATCTCGCTTACCAAAGATGCGATCGTATGCACTTCGGATTGGATTGACAATAAAGTACTGAGCTTCGTTAACCAAGTTTAATGGTTTAGACTTGGGCATTGCTTTTAGTTGAGCTACACCAGTCGGTGTGTTAGCCATGACTGGTTTAGGTGTGGGAATAATTTGATCTATTTGAGCTGGTTTAGGCATGGCAGTCCGTCTTTCAGCTAATGCAGATACGCCACTAACAGCCAATGCAGCAGGTGCTAATACAGGTGCTGCTAAAGACGCTAATCCTAATGCGCCAGATGTAGACCTCAAAGCTCCTGTAGTTTGTTGCTGCTTAGAGTTAGAAGTCACAGCTTGTTGCGTGCCAGCAAGCACATCACCAACGTCTAATACAGCACCAACACCAGGAAGAACACTAGCAGCTTTACCTAGAGTTTTTAATGCAGAGCCACTTGGCATTAAAGTTTTTTTAAGTTGCTCATCAACAGCAGCCTGGACATTTTCCAAATAAAGTACGGCTGCAGGAAGGCGTTCATTCAATGAATACCCCTTAAAATTAAGCAGAGGTTTACCGGTCGGTTCTACGATATTTTCTCGCATCCAAGTGTGGATAGCTTCGTGTTGTACTTTATTTGCAGCACTTAGATTTTCCTTGATATTACCTAAACCATATCCTTCATCGACAAACCACTGAGCTAGTTCCTTTGTTTCTTTATCATCTAACCCTTCAAAAAATGGTTGATAAACAGAAACTACTCGTTTGTGGTGCTCTTCGAGGTTAGAACCTTTGGGCGCTACAACACCTTTTCCATAAACATCTTCACCGACTGTTTGCGCTTTTAGTGCCTTAACTCTTTGAGTCGTAGCCTGAGCGCGGTTGCTTTTTCTAACTAATCTGTCCTTCCGCTTTACCTTACCTTTATCAAACTCAATTTTGTGAGTATCAGAGGACATCCCCTTTGGATACCCCCAATCTTTAATCATTTCCTGAGCACCACGCTGCCCTTTCACATATTCAGCGTTAGCTTTCTTTTGCCAATCTTCCCACGATAATTGCCCTTTGGGCATCTTCTGTGGAGCCATAACTAGCTCCCAACTACATTGGACCCGCCTTTGTCCATGTTATTCTTACGCTTACGCTCCTCACGTTCCATGATCTCACGTTGACGCTGATTACTCATCATGTCCTCACGACCTGCACCACGACGTTGACGGGTCTTAGCCTTTTCCTTAGGTGATTGAGCTTCTTTGTATTCTTGAAGGTTAGCTTTGGAGATAGGAGCGCCTTGGTATTTAGACCCATCTACCTTTGTCTTTGCTTTATAACCACCATCTTGAAAGTACTTAGATGTATCTTTAGCTTTCATAGCTTTAGAGCCCATCTCTGACTTAGTATCACGACCCTGGCGTTTTTGAGATGCTTCGACCATTTGCTTGATCTCTTCACGCATCTCTTTGAGTGTTTTCTTTTTGTCCATGATTAACGAATGTGTGATAGAATTAATGTTTCCCTATTGGTAGGACCAAATGTGTCCCTCATCCATTGTAACCAATTTCTACTTCCCTTAGCCTGATTGCATTTCCTACAGCTGGGTACCAAATTTGAAGTAAGGTCTTCGCCACCAAAACACTTAGGGCGAACGTGGTCAAGTGTAAGTTCATGTAGTTCATAAGTTTCTCCGCA